GCGAAGCAAGCTAAGGGTAAGGTGTTAGCTAACAATGTGTACCGGGAGATGTTATTTAATCCGCAGACTATATCGGAAACAATAGACCCAGTACAAACGGTTCAAGAAAAACGACAAGAACTGTTCAGTCGTCCTGAGTTTCAATCGGAGTTAGTAAAACAAGCAGCACTTGAGAATATTCAAAAGGTAGAGCAAGAGTTTATTAAAAATGTAAACGCTAGGTTCGATGAGATTGATATAGAAGATGCTAAGACTAACTGGTTATTAAATGGTAAACCACTAATTGAACAATCCATAAACGGAGAGTTAGATATAAATGACCTGTCTATTAAGAATTGGGTAAATGATAAAGTAGGTTTATTTAAAGGCTCTAGGAAATATGCTTGGGATAACTTGATTAAGGAAGATTTAAAAGAAGGACTATCCACGGGAGATTTAACACCTAGTGAAGTAAAAACTTTCTTGAACGATTTAAGGAAATTAGATTTAGGAGGAGGCGTAAAGTTTGCGGATGCTGAGACGGGTAATGCTATTACGGATTTTATTGATTATGTTGATAATAAAGCAGCTGTATATGAAAGCAAAGCTAACGCAAAAATAAATGAAGAGTATGAGTTAGCTATGAGTTCTTCTATCCAAGTGTTTTTAAATGAGTGGAGTGAAGATGGTTCTATATCTGAGGATACGTTTAAAAATGAAGCAAATAGATTAGCTTCGTTAGTCCCTCCTAGTAAAACAAAAACCTACTTACTCGATTTAAGAAAGCAGTTTAGTAACTTAAATCAAGCAAAAGACGACGCAACTAATATAACTTATTCAAACAGAATTTTAGAATTAGAGCAGGGCAAGGATTTAGATGAACTAAAGAATCAATTATTAAAAGACGTAACACAAGGAGCTATAACTCAACCTCAATTTGCTGAATTAAACTCTAAACTAGAATCTTATAGGGACTTTAATAACAACTTCATAAAGACTGATACATATAAAACTTTATCAGACGGTTATGAGGAAGTTATTTTAGGTTTCCGTATACAAGCTGGATGGGACCCTAGTAAAATTCAAAATCATTTCGAGAGGATCGGTGCTATAGAAGGAGAAGCAGTATACGAAGAAGACAATCATCTTTACGGTAGAATAAAAAAATTAAAAGGGGAGTCAGCTGCTAAAATATATCTTAATAATAGATACACTGTATTCAAGAAAGAGTTTAAGGAATCTTTAAAAAATAAATTTGACGGTTACTTAGAGGACGGTAAGTCTGTTGCGGAAGCTAGAAACTTACTTATCAATGAAGCAGTTCAAGTCGGTACCAACATCTTTGAAAAATGGTCTCAAGACTCTATTACATTAGCAACTCAGTTATATGGCATTTAATAAAATGGACGAAGAAAATAACAACCCATTATCAGAAGAAGAACTTGAGGGGATCATTCAACAAAACCCTCAAATAGGAATAACTGACGAGAAGAAAAAGCAGCTTACCGAACAAGTAACAGCTCCAATATTAAAAGAAGCTGAGGAACGTATGACTCAAGCTATCCGTAGTAGGAAACCTGTAGAGGGTCTTAGTAGGGAAGAACAGATAGCCGAAACACCAGAGGGACAAATACCTCCTAGACCTAGCGGAGTACCGTCGCCTAAATCAGATAAAGTAGATTTACCGACCACTTTACCTAAGCATGGTATAAGAGCTTTGTTTAGCGAGGGTGAAAGGATTTTAGAGAGAGCCTCGCAAGTTACAAATCTACCCCCTGAGAGTCCAGCTACTCAAGCTATAGCACAACGTATGGCTAAAGGTGATCCGTTTTCATCTGAAGCTTTAGAAGATGCTAGAGCTGAAACAATGAGACTGGTACGTGCGGGTATGATACCTAATCCTTATTATGAAGGTTTTAGCGGTTCTGTATTACAAGCTTACGAGACAATAGCACCTATGGTTATTGAAACAGGAGCACCTATGATTGTTGGGGCTGCTTTTTCGCCTATGTTATTTTCGCCAGTACCCGGTAGTCGTGTAGGTTATTTTAAGTTATTAGGTGCTACATCTTTTACTTCTAATTTAATAGCACAGCAAATGCGTATAGGTTACGGACAACAAGATAAAACATCTTGGTCTGAGGCTACTGCTGCTACTTTTTGGGGCATGGCTCCGGGGATTAAAACACCTAAAGATATGACTAAGATTGGTAAAGTTTTAGTTAGAGGATTAGAAGGTGCTTTTATGGCTAGTGGTGAGAACGCTACACGACAAGGTTTGGAATTGTTATACGGCAAGGACGGCGGGTTTAATGTAGGTGAGTTTGGTTTGACGGCAGCTACTGGATTTGGATTGGGTGCCGCTGTCGGAAGATTAGAATCAGCTTTAGTTAAATATGATCCCAAAGAACCTTCTGCTGCTCTTCTTAGAAAAGCTGTTAAAGACGAACTGAAAGCTGTTAAGAAAGAAGTTGGTCGCTTAAAAAAAGCAGGTCAAAGAAGAGGACTGAAAGTACATGAAGAAAAGATAGCTAAGTTAGAAAAAAATCTTGAAGACTTAAAGTTACCTGAAAACAAAATACTACAAAGAGCTATCGATCAGCTAGAAGAGTACGAGCAAAAACAAGTAGAAGCTTTTGAGTTATACGCTAAAGAGTTTGAGGAAAGTAAAGCTGCTCAAGCACTGAAAGAAAGTGACGTACCTACAGCTAAAGTAGAAGAAGCTAAAGTTCAAGTAGAGCCTGAAGCGTGGGACCCTATGGAAGTACCTCTTGGTATCAGAAGGACTCCAGTAATAGAACCTGAGTTAGCTGCGTTAGATGATGAAGCATTAGAGTTAGCACAGAAACAAGCTTTAAAAGACGCAGAACCATTAGAGGATGAGTTTTTTGGTTATCCTACTAAGGGTGCTTGGTTTACCGCACCTAAAGATTTAGCTAGGAGATTAGGGGAAGCACAAGATAAAGTAACAGCTATTGAGCTTGAAATATTTAGAAGACAAATAGATACAGAAGAGCCGTGGTTTGTTGCTACCGAATTTAATAAATTAACTGGAGCGACCGAAGATGCTGAGAATACTTTTAAATTAGCATTACTTGGGGAAACGATTCAGAAAAGAGGTATACAAAAAGAAGTTGCAAAAGAATTAGAAGATAAATTTGGTAGAGGTGCTGATGCTCAAGAAGTTTTAATATCTAAAATAGAGACTGCTCAGAAAGCTATGAAAACAATGGCGGAGCAGAAAAAGCAGTTAAAAGCTCCGACCGAAGCACCTGCTATTGAAGCTAAACCTAAAGCAGAAGAACCTGTTGTAGCTGAGAAGCCGGAAGCTGAAGTAAAACAACAAGCTAGAGAAGCATTAGATGACTTCATGGCTGGCGGTGGAACTCGTGAGGTTGATCCTGAGACTGGTAAGTTGATGGATACCGAAGACGAGATAAAAGCTAGGTTATTAACGGATGAGAGTGAAAAACAAAGGCTTATTAATGCGGTACAAGAGGCTATTAAAGAAGACCTGCAAAACGTAAAAGGAGGCAGAGAAGGGAAGCTAGAATATTTATCTAAAGTTCAAAAAGAGTTAGATCGCAGACTCGGAGTTGAAGCAGGTGATGAATATGCGTTAGTTCTTAAAGCTTCTCAACTTAGTGATAATTTAGAAGTAGCTGATGCATTGAATGAGTTATCCGTACAGATGACAGCTAACGGTGCTGTTATGGTTAAAGGCTTTGATGATTTATTAAAGTACACGAGAGAGAAGGATTTTAATAATGTTGAAGATTTAAACGACGCAATGGTATCTATTCATAAGCTGATACCGCAAATGCTCGGATGGAAGAAGACAGGCAGTGCTGCTGGTAGGTTACTTCAATCTAGGAAATATACAAAGGATTCTTTGGAAGTTAAAGTTGAAGAATTAGAAAAACAGTTAGAAGAGAATTTAGTAAGTAATCTTAAAAACTCTAAGGATTTAACTCCTGAACAATTAGATAAACAAATAAAAACTTTCGGTGATATAGAAGCTGTTAAGAAATTACTAAAAGCAGTACAACAAGCTGATGACGTTAGTGAGATTAAAAAGATTCTAATGGATCAGCAAAACGCTTTCCAAAACAAAAACACCTTAAAGAACTATTTAAAATCTACTTTAAAAGGAGAAGCTTTAACTGAAGCTAAATCACGAGAGGGGGAAACATCTTCTGCGTATGTTAAGGTAAGGGATGTAGGAATGGATGTTGCTTACTCAAGTATGTTAAGCTCTCCTACTACAGCTATGAAAGTAGGTATAGGCAACGCTGTTATGTCTCGTTATCATACATGGATGGGACGGGTAGGGGCTAAGTACATGGCTTTAGCTCCTTGGGCTAGACGTGGCATGAGTAAACAAGAGTTTCAATCTGCTTATGATTTTTGGTCTAAAACAGCTTCTAGTTATAAAGAGTTTAACGATATAGCATTACAAGAAGCACGGAGAGTTTTTAAATCTGGAGATAGTGATTTAGAGTCACATTTTGAACGGGTTGGAGAATCTGCTTTATCAATGGAAAGGACTGGGTTATCCGGAGCTTTAGGCCAGTCTGTAGAAAACTTAGGACAATTTATAGACGTGCCGGGAAAAGCTTTAACAGCTCTTGACTCACGGACTAGGATGAGGGTTGCTCATGCGATGACTAAAGCTAAAGCAGAGCATGACTGGCATTTAGCTAAATTAAACGGAGAGGAAGTTCCTGATAACTTTGATGAATATTATCAATCATTCTTAGCTAAAGTCTTTAATGATAAGAGAAATAAGTTAATGACTGAAGATCAAGTTAGAAGACAAGCCATACTAAACGCAGAGAAAGAGGGCGTAGATGAAAATAACTTAGCTTCTTATATTGATAATTATGTAAAAAATAACTGGGACACTTCTACTAGTAACTTTGTTAATTATGTACAAAGGAACTTAAAGGAGATTACTTTTACGGATGAGTTGGGTGAGTTCACTAAAATGAATGCAATCGAAAAAGGATTAGCTGTACCAGCAGAAAACTTCTTAAACTCCTTCCCATTATTAAAAACAATATTAAGCCCATTCCAAAGAACTGGTAGAAATATTATTAGAGAAGCTGCAAGTACTTCTGCGATTTTAGCCGACTTACCTGTTGTAAGTAAATACGCAGATAACTTATGGGCAAAAACTGTACAGGATTTAAACAGCGGTGATCCTATAGTAGCGGCAAGAGCTAAAGGAAGGCAAATAGTCGGTGCTGGTATAATAGCAACTGCTTGGGGTATGGCTGAAGCTGGCTTATATGTAGGAACTATAGCTCAGAATTGGAAGAAAAGGGAAAATATAGAAGCTGGGACAGGTTTGAGCGATTATCAATTAAGAATACCGGGACCAGACGGCGTTATGGTTGGCGTTGATATAAGCCCTCTTGAACCTTTTGCTACCGTTATGAATATAGTAGCTGATTGCCATACATTAAGTAGAGGCACTATGGCTCAGAAAAAAGAAGCTATGGATATTTTAAATATATTAGGTTTAGTAGTTTCTAATAACATAGGTAATAAATCATACTTTAAAAACTTAGGAGACGCCATAGAGTTAGTAACTTTAACAAGTGAAAGTGAACAAGCGGCTGACGCACAAAAACTTCGATTAGTTAAGGGTTTGATTTCCACTACAGTACCATCGGTTTTAAACTCCCAATCAATGGCTACTGACGATGTCAGAAGAAGAAGTGATACAATCTTACAATTAATAGGAAAAAGACTTGCAGGTATCGCTAGAGAAGTACCCGCTTACAGAGATGCGTTCGGTGATCCAATGCCTCTGCATACAGGGGATGCTGGTAAAGTAATATCCATGTTCAACCCTTTTAAATTCAGTGTTTCTAAAATGAAAGTTGATGACTATATCACTGAAGATAAAGAATTAGGAACTCGTAGGTTTAATAAGGAAAAGTTTAAAAATATTACCTTAAATAAAAAGAGTAAAAATTATAGCGAAGAGGAAGTACGAAACGCAGCACACGCTGTTATAATAGAACTAGATGGTGAATATAACTTTAATAACGGAACCACTATAAAAGACGGAGTAGATTTACAGGAGATAGTGCACGATGAAACTAGAGTTGATGCTTTTAGTAGATGGCAGCAGATATATCAAAACATCAAAGACCCCTCTACAGGGCTTACTATTAAAGAAGCAATCGTAGCAAAGGCTAAAACACCTGAGTTCCTTGATGCGTTTAGTGTTGATCCTAATAGAAAATCAAAAGAATACAAAGAGACAGACGAACGCTTGCAGAAAATAACTGATATTTTCGAAAAATATAGAAGTAAGGCTTACGAACAGTTGGAAGTTGAATATCCAGTATTAAGAGAACATAAAGAAGAAACGAAATATAGAAATAGACTGAAAAGATATGGATTACCGGATACGCCTGAAGAACGTAAAATATATAAAGAAAAAGTTCTAGGTAGGATTTATTCAGAAATGCCCGCCGAAGAGTACAAGAAAACTCAGCCAGACACTAGGTTGAAAGAATTGTTAAAGAAAACACCTTATATGCCAGTTACGCTCGACTAAGGACTTGCTCTTCTCACTCAATAATTAATAATATACACTTAACATCATGGCTATCACCTACGTAGATTATACAGCAACAGGCGGACAGACCGACTTTGACTTTACTTTCCCGTACCTTGAAGACGAACACGTTAAGGTAGAAATCAACGGTGCAGACACAACTGACTTTACAATCGTTGCCTCACCATCCACCAAGGTAGTACTAGACAGCGGTGCTACAGCTGGAGATAAGGTGCGTGTCAGAAGACGCAGTGCTCCCAACCAGAACCTCGTGGACTTTGTTAACGGGTCTGTACTTACAGAGTCAGAACTTGATTTAGCTTATCGTCACAACCGTTACTTATCGGAAGAGATTGCAGAGCTGAACGATCAATCCTTACAAAAAGAAGCAGGTGGTACAGAGTGGGACGCTTTAGGTCTTCGCATACAAAACGTTGGTACAGCGACAGATACAACAGATGCAGTAACGAAGCTATACGTAGATAACAAAGTTGCTCAGGTATCCAGCGGTGCTAC